ACCTGTCGTCATCGGTAAAGGCGACGCGGCCATTAGCTACGTCGAACTGAAACTGCGTGAACCCACGGCGGGGGAGCTGGAGAAGGCGTCCCGCGCTGACACTTCTGTGGGTTCTGCCATCTCGCTGATCAGCCTGATTACCAAAATTCCGCGTTCTGCGGTCGAGCAAATCAGCAAGCGTGATCTGGTTGCCGCGAACAATTTCCTTGAGGGTTTTACCGCAGCTGGTCAGACGGAGGCGGCTGGCCAGAGCTGATTGCCGAGCTGACAAAACACTATGGCTGGGGCCCCCACGATGCGTGGGGGCTCAGCTTGAAGATGCTGGTTTGGTGGAATGACCAAGCCATACGAATGAAGGGGTAACGACTGTGGCGAATGCCTTCACGATCACGATCAGCGCGGTGGATAAAGCCACGGCCACCGTGCGTAAGGTCAATGATTCCGTCAGCCGTCTGACCCGACCATTCGAAAATGTCGGCAAATCCTTCAAAAGCCTCGGGCGTGAGCTGGGTTTCGAAAAGATCGGTAAGAACCTGGCAAACATTGGGCGTGAAGCCGGTGGCGCAGCGCGCGGCATTGGTTCCATCGTTGCGCCCATGGCGGCGATCACGGGGCTGGGTTCAGTGGCGGGAATTGCGGCGCTGGCCAACAACTGGGCGCATCTGGGCCGCTCCATCGACAACAGTGCACACAACATCGGTATTTCCACCGGGGAGCTGCAAAGCTTCCAGGGTGCGGCAAAGATGCTGGGCGTCGACACCGCCGAAACCACATCCAGCCTCGACGGCCTGGCCACCACCATGCAGGACGCGCAATGGGGCCGGAATCAAGGCGCCTTGCTGATGTTCAACAAGCTGGGTATTGGCCTGAAAAAAACATCCACCGGTGCCTGGGATGTTGTGGGCCAATACAAGGCGGTGGCCAACGCCATTGCCAAAGAGGCTGACCCGCAAAAGCAGAAACTCATCGCCAAGGCGTTCGGCCTGGAGGGCATGTTGCCGTTCCTGCGCGAAGGTGCCGACGGCATCGAGCGCTACGAGGCAATGGTCAAGCGTCTGGGGTTTGTGATGGGAGACGATGCCGTGAAACGCGGCAAAGAGTTTTCCCAAAGCCTGGCTGGACTGGGTATTGCGGTCGACGGTACCAAGAACGCCATTGGCGACAAACTGATTCCTGTGATGCAACCGCTGATCGATCAGTTCACCAACTGGCTGGCCGTCAACCGCGATCTGATCGCCACTGACATCGGCAACTGGGCCCAGGGTTTCGCGACCTGGGTCAACAGCATCGACTGGAAAAGTGTGGGCGATGGCATCGTCAACTTTGCCCACGGGATCGGCAAGGTGGTGGACTGGCTGGGTGGCTGGCAGAACGCAGCCCTGCTGGTGGTGGGCGTGATGAATGCCGGCCTGATCGTCAGCGTGCTGGCGCTGGGTGGGCAACTTGTCAAAGCGGGCGCGGGCATCCTGTCCTTCGTAGGCATTTTGTGGAAGTGGCAGGCGGCTGCCACGGCAACGGCGGCTGCACAGGAAGCGCTGTCTGTCGGTGCTGTCGCCAAGGGGTTGATCGGCAAAGCGGGGCTGATCGGTGGCGCCGCTGCTGCAGGTTACGGTGTCGGCACGCTGATCAATGACCACCTTATCGCCGGTACTTCAGCGCAGGAATGGATCGGCGACAAAGTCGCGCGTGGCCTGGCTATGTTTGGCAGCCAGGACGCCAAGGAGGCTGTCGCGGCCACAGACCGGGCTAACGGCGTTATTCCGGGCGGGCGTGACAAAGCCGATTCCGTGACCAAGTTCTTCATGGGTCAGGGCTGGACCAAGGAGCAGGCCGCAGGCATTTCGGCGAATCTGGGCACCGAGAGCAGTTACGACCCCTCCGCTTATGGTGATGGCGGGCGCGCCTATGGCCTTGGCCAGTGGCATGCGGATCGTCAACGCGAGTTCGCCAAGTGGTCCGGCAAGAACATTCACGGCTCCAGCGAGGACGAGCAGCTTCGGTTTGTTCAGTACGAGCTGACCCAAGGCAACGAAAAAGCGGCAGGCGACCAGCTACGCGCGGCGCGGACCGCGAAGGACGCTGGTGAAATCGTCTCTCGCAAGTATGAGCGGCCTGGTAATGCAGATTGGGACGCCAGGCGGCGCGGAAGCCTTGCGGCGGATCTGGCCAATCCAACTGCACTGCCATCCTCGACCGTGGCCAGTGCCCAAGCGGCTCCAGAACCTGCGCGAGCTGTTGCGGCACCTCAGGGGCCTGTCACCAGCAATACCGAACAAGGGGGCGGTACCGTGAAGGTGGAAATCGAACACAAGAACGCGCCCGAAGGCACCAAGGTCAACGTCAAATCCGAGGGCAATGTCCAGGCATCCAGTCGTATTGCCTACTCCGGTGTGGGGTCCATCGCATGAGTTTGCTCACAGATATCGTTCAGATTGCGCTGGACTCCAACAGGACCTGGACGGAGTCGCTCAACAAGGCTTCGTTTCGCGGCGTCCCTTTTGCGGTTTATGGCGGCGATGCTCGTTTCGGTCGTCGCCTGGCGCTGCACGAATACCCGGGGCGCGATAAACCTTACATCGAGGACATGGGCCGTTCGACTCGCCGTATCCGCATGAGTGGCTTTCTGGTCAGTGACAGCCTGGTGTATGGCGGCGGCAACGTGATGGCCCAGCGTGACGCGCTGGTCGCGGCAGCGGAGAAGGCTGGCCCCGGGTCGCTGATGCACCCAACCCTCGGCGCGCTGAATGTCAGCGTACCAACGGAAGGGCTGAGCGTGGTTGAGCGCTGGGACATGGGCCGTTACTTCGAAATCAGTTTTATCTTCATTGAGTCGGGTGACCGGGTATTTCCCAGTATCACCAGCTCCACCGGTAGCCTGCTCGACAAGTTGGCGGCCGCGCTGGGCTTGTCATCTGTTCTCGACTTCGCGCGCAAGGTGATCGGCGGGGTGACCGCCGTTATCAACGCGGTTGAGGGCGTGATCAAGTTCGGCAAGGCCATCGTCGGTATGGTGGTTGGGGTAATTGCTGATTTCAAGGTGCTGGTCGGCCGCATCACCCGCGACGTGCGCAGTATCACCAGCCTGGCCGGATTGCTGACCGGCGACTTTGGCCGTTATGCCAATGGCAACGTCAGCAGTGCGTTGATCACCAGCAAGAAGACCAAGAACAGCAGCGCGACCATGGCAGACCTGATCGCTAGGAACACGGCCAATCGTGCGGCGGTCGATGTCGCGATGGACAACCTGACCGATGCGGCGGCTGCGCTGGACGCAAAAAGTGGGCAATCATTCACTGATGCTGTTCAGAGTTTGATGAATGCTCTGGTGGCCAGTGTTGCCGATCCGGGGCGAGCCATTGCCTTGTTGGGGCCGCTTGCGACCTTCTCACCGACTGCGTCCACCGGTAACGCCACGATTGGCGCTGCCAAAGGTGTTGCCCAGGACGCGACCAGCGCCTTGCTGCGTCGTGCCGCACTGGCAGCGATCGGCAATGCGGTCGCAACCTACGTACCCACGTCCTACGACGAGGCGATCAGCACCCTGAATATCGTTACCGGTCTGATCGACGCGGAAATACTGGTGGCTGGTGATGCCGGAGACGATGAAAGCTACAACGCGCTGGTGGCTATGCGGCAGGCCGTGGTCGCGGCGTTGACCACCAGTGGTGCGACGTTACCCAGGCTTGAGACATTTACCTTTCGCACGCCTTTGCCGGCGCTGGTGCTGGCCAACCGGCTGTATCAGGACGCCGGCAGGACCGATGAACTGGTGCAACAGGCAAATCCGATTCACCCGGCGTTCATGCCGACCACCATTCAGGCCCTGGCCACGTAAGGACATCCAATGGACGACGAGCTTTACCTGGTCAGCAATGACCAGGTGGTTACCGGCTGGACGGATATCCGGGTGACACGCGGTATCGAGCGTCTGCCCAGTGATTTCAACGTCGGTATGACTGAGCTGTACCCGAACGAGCTGGATCGGTTGGTGATCGCACCGGGTGATTCGTGTCAGATCCGCCTGGGTGATGACCCGGTGGTGACCGGTTACGTTGACCACTTTGTGCCGAGCATGAGTGCTGGTGAGCATTCGATTCGCATCAGTGGTCGGTCCAAGTGCGCTGACCTGATCGATTGTGCCGCTGAATGGCCGGGTGGCCAGATCAGCAGTGCCACCGTGCTGGGCATCGCGCAAAAGCTGGCCTCAGTGTACGGGCCGTCCATCAACGGCGCGCCGCAAGGTATTCCCGTGACCACGGATGTCACGGACCTGATCATCTTGCCGCAGACCAACCTGATGCTGGGGGAGTCGGCGTTTGAGATCATCGATCGCATGGCGCGCTTCTCGGCAGTGCTGGCCTACGACCTGGCTGATGGCAGCCTGTTCCTGTCGAGGGCCGGCACACGTCGGGCTGCCAGTGGTTTTGCCGAGGGCGAAAACGTGCAGCAGGCGTACATCGATTACTCCGCCAATCTGATTTACTCCGATTACAACGCCTATATCCAATCGGTGGATGCCTACACCGACGTGGGCCAGGGCGGTAATCAACTGGTCACGACCAAAGACCTGAACTGCAAACGGCACCGAACCATGGTGATCATTTCCGAGGGCGGTGGTATGGGCAACGAAATTGCAGTCAAGCGATCACTCTGGGAGTCTGCTCGCCGCTTCGGCCGCTCCCGGGTCGTGCGCGTGACCACCGACAGTTGGCGCGATGCGTCCGGCGCGTTGTGGGAACCCAACACTCTGGTGCCGGTTTCGCTCCCACGGCTGAAACTGGTCGCCGATGGCTTGCTGATCAGTGAAGTGACCTTTCTGAAAAACGCCTATTCAGGCACCACCGCTGAACTGACGCTGATGGCACCCGAAGCGTTTCTGCCGCAACCGATCAACCTCACGCCGCTGTATGGCGAGTTTTCACAGGCAGTGCCCCAATGAACCAGCCCGTGGATTCGGAAGGCATCCTTCAGCGTTTATGGCGGCGGGTGCAACTGGCCTCGGGGTGGGGGCGTGTGACCTTCAGCGACGATCGCAAGACCGCGCAACTGCTGCAGGTCAAACTCAACGATTCGGAAACCCGGGACAGTACCCCGCGTATCGCCGAGTTTGGGTTCACTTCCCGACCGCCGACCGGCTCCGATGTATTGGTTGTGTTCCTGGGCGGTGATCGCTCCAAAGGCGTTGTTGTCGCTACCGGGCATCAGGCCAGTCGGCCCACAGGTCTGGTCGAGGGCGAAAGCCAACTTTATGACCTGTGGGGTAAGTCGATATATCTGACGGAGAAGGGTGGCATTGTTGTTGAGGCCAATGGCACGCCGGTGACGGTCAATAACGCTACAACGGTGACCATCAACGCCTCGGAGAAAGTGGTTATAAATACCCCCACGCTGGAGGTCAGCGGCGACATCAAGGCGGGCGGCGACATCACCGACAAGGTTCGCAGCATGGCGGACGACAGAGTCATCTATAACGGCCATACCCATGGCAG